GTGTTGGTCGCTATGTCACCGGTGTTGGTCGCTATGTCACCGGTGTTGGTCGCTATGTCACCGGTGTTGGTCGCTATGTCACCGGTGTTGGTCGCTATGTCACCGGTGTTGGTCGCTATGTCAGCCGTGTTCGATTGTATCTGCTCAATGATTGAATCTGTAATCAGCCCACTATCATTCCCCGTGGCTCCTGATCCTCTTTCTATTGTAAACACTCGTGGGCAGAATGAAATAGCAAATGAACCACACCCCTCTCTGATCCACTCCAGTGCACTATCCCAAGCGCCGATAGGCACATACAAGGTGCCTGTCAAACTATCAACATGCGGTATGTCATTGTCAGGGATTGATGCACCCACAGATACGGTGTGCGTGCCCAACTCTCCTCCGGCCTCTAAAACATCATCATCATTTAGCGTGGCTGTCCATGGGCATTCAATCCAGACCTTATTGCCTGCGGTGGGAGTTATTGGCGTGGGCTCAATCAATACAGACTTGTTTGGTGCATGTAGCCAACCTGGCCTAATGATGACCTTGTCTTCATCGTCTGGGTCTGTGGCATATTCACCTAACTGGCACAAGCCAGATCCATTCTGCCCCCCAGCAGATCCGTTTATCAGGATGCCATTGATGCCATTTTCGCTGTAGTCTAAATCAGGCCCGGTTGTGATGCGTGACTGCTTTAAATATTCCCAAAGAGGCGTCAAAGCCTTTTTGAGAAATGGGATCTTGGGGAGAGGTGGAAGTTCAATTGCCATTATTATGCTGTTGGGTATTCATATGCCCAAGCCTCTTGGTTGGTCCAGAATGGTGTGTGCTTAATTTCTGAAGATTCTAAATTGATGTGGCGCCATTCTGGATACATGGTCAGGGCCACCACAAGGTTAGCCGGTGCCATGCCGGGGTATCGCTGGCCATCTTCAGTAGTTATTGTTGAACGCAGAACTACTTCAGACAAATCCGGTATGCCAGATGGATTCTGCTGAGGGCTGAGAATTTCAGAATCTGTAGCATATGCCCATACAATCTCTGGTGCAATGTATGTTACATCCCTGTGGGCAATCTCTGGAGTTTCTGTGCTAATAGATGCAGACTTGATAGATGATCTGCGGGTCATTCGAGATTCAGGCAAAGCGCCACCAGATCGCAAGCCTATATATTGCAGTTGGACTGTCGAAAAAGATCTCCCATCATCATGTGGGTTGGCAATCAAATACATTGATGGATACTCCGCGTGAGTGCTTCCCAGCTCGTGGTTATCCAACCAGGCACTCTTTGCAGTCAAAGGGCCTGAATAAATTTCACTCAGGATGTCAAGTCCATCTTCAGATACTGACCAAGATTTCCCTGGCTGAAGGTGTAGTGTGTCTGTTTGTTTGCCTGTGTATATGATCATCCTGCTAGTGCTGTTTTTAATATTACATTTTGCTCTTTGAGCAATCCATTTGCTTCAATCTGCAACTTGTCTTCTTCTGCTTTTTTCTTTGCTGCTTCAATGGCAGCTTTTTTCTTTTTGGCATCCCCAAATCTCCAACCTCCATATCCTCCGGTCTTAGATTCTGACCCGCCACCCAGGCCTCCTGCCCCCTGTAAACTTGCACCACCAAGCAGCTTCAAGCTGCCATCTGCTCTTCTTCCTTCTGCCCTAAATCCCCACTTGTCCCTGTCTCCTATTCTGCCTTGATTGATGGCCTTGGCTGCAGCCTTGATTGATGGCTTCGATGCAATGCCACCAGCCTTATCTGCAGCGCTTTCTTTTTCTGCTGCAGCTTTCTCTCTGGAGATTCTTTCAGATTTGCCGGCGGCAGTTAGGGCTTCCACAGCCTTCTTGAATTCATCACTTGCACTCTCATAAGACGTTCCAGAGGCTATGCCCTTCAGATATTCTTCCAGCTTGCTGAATGTGCCTTTGCCTTGGATCTTGCCTAATGCCTCAGCGGCAGCAGTTGCTGCTGCATCTCGAATTTCAGAGATGCCCCCTGTTAGGCCTCCTGTGCTATTGTTTATGCTGTCTTTGTATGATTTGAAATAATCAGCAAATGATCCTGTGGATTTTTCAAATCCTTCTATGCCCAAAAATTTGCCCAACCCGGGAATCTTTGACAGGCCTATTATGAGAGCATCGGTGGCTTTTTCAAGTCCAGCCTGTATGAATGCTATGAAATGTGTGGCGCCGTTGATTAGTCCCAGTGAAAGTTCAGCCACAGCAACTGCAAATCCAGTCCCAAGAAGGGTGCCCACCCCTACAAATGTGTTGTTCATCCACTGGCCTAACTTAAGGAATGACTCCATGAGAATCTCACCGGTTTTGATTGCACCTTTATACATCATGGTGATCATCCCTGTCACGGCCAATTTAAGGCCTGATCCCAAAACGTTCATCAGAAGTTCTGGGTTGGTGAAAGCGCCCTGGAAGGCATCAGCTGCATCTCTTATAATCTTGCCCACCTGCTTGGCCTTTCCAGAGTTGATAAAATTCTGCATCAGGCCCGTGGCCCACTTGGCCGCTTCACGTAGCACAGACGTTAGACCACCTTCACCGATTGCAAGCTGCAACTCTGCAAATACGCTTTTCAGAATCTTGAAATCACCTCCTAGATTGTCCATCATGGTCTTGGCCATCTTTTTGGCCGATCCATCGGCCTCATCTAACTCATTTTTGAATTTACTAATTGACTTGCTTGCTTTCATGAGCACGCCCCCTGCGGCATTCGCTCTTAATCCAAAGATGCCCACCCCTGCGGCGGCCACCTTAGATCTGTCACCGGTCTTTTCAGCTGCAGCTTGTAGCGTGGACATGATTTCTGCAAGGCTATGTGTTGCTGGATTGACATCCTCTGCACTCACACCCAATGCCGCAAGCCCTTGCTGAACTTCTGAGGTTGGCTTTACCAGCCGTGCCATAATATTTTTCAGAGCAGTTCCAGCATCACTGGCTTGTATGCCTGCATTTCCCAGCAGCCCTATGGCTGCCGCAGTTTCCTCGAAGGAGATGCCGAGCTGGGAAGATATGGGTGCGACTTTTTTGAATGCTTCTCCGAGCTGAGCCACATTGGTGTTAGAGCTGGCGGCGGTCTTGGCAAGGACATCAGCCACCCTCGCAGCCTCTTCTGCTTTCATTGAAAAGGGTGTCATTATGTTTGATGCAATGTCCATGGCATTTGCCAATTCGAGTCCACCTGCTGCTGCCAAGTTCAAGAAGTGTTCTGAGGATTTTAATATTGCATTTGAATCAAATCCTGCTTGTGCCAAAAATGCCATTCCTGCTGCAGCCTCTGAAGCAGAAAAAGCCGTTGTGGCACCCATGTCACGTGCTTTTTTGGTTAGGTCTTTAAATTCTTTTCCGGTTGATCCTGTGAGAGCTTTTACTTTGGACATTTCCATACCAAAGCCAGCAATTGTTCGGGCCGCTACAACTCCGAATGCAGTCACCGCTGCAGTGGCAGCAATCGCCCCCGCTTTGACTGCTCTGAATCCTATGCGGCCAAGAGTTTTGCCGAAGCGTGCAGCAGATCGAGATGCACGGGAAATGCCAGCCATGAATTTGGAGTTGTTTAATCTCAGAATGCCTTCCAGCACGAATTTTTTTGCCATTGTTTTGTTTTGGTTAGATTATCAGCCTCTGTATTTGTGACTTAGTTTTTGAAGTTTCTTCCGAGCATATTCTGCAGTGGATGATGCCTCTTGATTGATTGCTGCAACTAGTGCTGATTCACCTCGATAAGCGCCTGGTGCTGCATTTGCAAACCTAGTCTCGTGCCGAAATGCTGTGGCTTTAATACCATACCCACCTTTGGCAGCAAGAGAGCTAGATTTCAAAGGTTTTTTTACAGACCTCCAAACAGAAAGTGGCTTGAGCCAACCAAGTGATACATAGCGTATTGCACCCATGCGCGCACGTATCATGGCCCCAGCTTTTTTCTTGGCTTCTCCTCTCTTTAATCTTTTGCCAGATCGTATTGCACGCGCAGAGACGATGCGCAAGGCAAGTCTGCTAGGAGAAGAAGGTGTGCCAAGATCAGAAGCAATAGCAGCTCGAGTTGTCTTGGGAGTATTCTTCATTGCACGTGTTATGACGAATGGTGTTTTTTGGTTAAGGATGCTTGGTATGGATTTCCGGGCCGACACCCGAGCATAAGACCTGAGTGCTGATCTCATCTGCTTGGTGTTGACCTGGAGGGTTGTTTTCATCCTAATAAGCTGTGGAATGTTTCTTTTGCTATGGCTGATCCTGAATTGCTGTCTGGCCACAGAGCAACTAGCTGCTCGCCCTGCCCCATTTTGTGATCCCATATTAACTGAAGGCCCTGTGCATATGGTAAAGTGTAAGCAATGTCTGTGTGCGTGATTGATCCGTTAGAGGCCACCATGACTGAGCGTTCATATGTTGCTAGTCCAGATGGCCAATCTAGTTTCCCGATCCAGGGGAATTTGCAGTTGTGTCTGTGGTTGATGGATCTGTGAACTGGCTTTTCTCTACTTCTTCAAGAATACGCTCTGCTGTGGTAAATGCTTCTTGCCACCTTTCCATAGATGGATCAAGGCAATCATTAGACTCTGCCCATTGCAAGAATCGCTCAGTTGCTGACACTGATCCTCGGAAGATTGAGTTGATGGTTTTGTTGTCTACCAAGCAGCAATATATCACACGGATTGGATCAATGACAGATCCTCCCCCGGTGAAGCCTATTTCAAATGTGGCTGCTCTTCTTCTTCCAGACCATCCGGTGAGTTTCTCCCCACAGAAGGTGTGCGCCTCAGAAGCAACATATGCACGGTCCACAGTGGGCTCTGTATTTTTTTCTTCTGGATCAAGAGTTGAATCTGGATCCGGGAATTGTATTTGAACATCGCTCATTACAGGCCAAGGTGTTTGAGGGTTGATGAATCGGCATCCAATCTAACGTCTTTGAACCCGGGCGATGTGACGGTGTATGCTCCATTATTATCTGGTGCAGACTTTTTTGGAACCCCCGTCATGGGGATTCTGATGAAAGGAATGAGTGCAAAAAGATCTCGGAAGAAGTTTTTGCGAGCATATAGCACACGACAAGCCAGCCTTGCTGCAACCTCTGGATCACAGTCAAGTTCAGTCTCATCTTGGCCATCTTCAATTCTTAATTTTTCATCATTGAAGGCCTTGATGATCTTTGTGTATGTTTCATCACCCTCGGTGTGTATGGCATAATCAATTTCACCCAGTTGGCTTCTTCGGTATGCTTCTTTGGCAGTTAGATTAGATTGCTCTAAGAATGACTGTGTGTAGATGCGCTTGCGGGTGATCGGTATGCGAAAAAGAAACGCCACCACTGCTAGTGCAGTGTTGCGTGTCAGATATGGTAATTGCTGTTTCATAATTTTTTTTATATATTGGATTGATAATGTAATAATTGGTTGTGTGTATTAGCTGTGCGACATTTCAGGATCTGAACTCAGAGAAAAGTCAGCGCTGCGGAATCCGTTGCGCTCTTGGCTCTCTGTGGCCTCATCAAGCCAGATGTCTCCGCCGCTAGTGCCAAATGTTCCGGTGTCATTTGCGATAGTTGCTGCAGTAGTTAGGACCAGAGCCATTAGGCCTGTTGCTCCATTGATTTCTCCGCTCACTGATATCTCCCTAGAGAATTTGTCAGGCCGTGCGCGGATGATTGTTTGGCCATCCTTGTTGGGCAATTTATCATCAAACTCTGGATAGTATCGACAGCTGAAGCTGGCAACGTTGATGCCTGTTTCATCAGACTCAATCCCATACTGGTAATTTGATGCAGAGACACCTATGACGCTTGCACTCATTATTTGCCCCCTTTCTTAGTTGTAGCCTTTTTTGACATTTCTGCCTTTACCTGCTCGATGTAGAGGCTGGTGCGGGCCTTGGCCTTGTTCCACCCTGGCCCACGACTTTCTAGCACTTCCAACTTTTCAGTTAGAGTTTCTAGTTTCGCCTCCAAGGTTGATTTCTTGTTTTTTGGTTTTGTTTGTTTTTTGTCCATGGTATTCGTTATACATTGGCACAGCCAATTTCGAGGGTAAGCGTAAAATGGCGCTCACCATCTCTGGCTGTTGGTTCGGATTCTCCCAGCTCATATGAGTGGATGAAAATATCATTGCCAATGCTGTTAAGCGTGATTGGCATATCATTGAATGGTTGGCTTGTTAAAAGGCGATTGGCTTCTGACCATATTGGGATCATTGCTGAATTTCTTGACCTGCCAACTAGGTATCTCAATTCAATATCAACAGAGCACTCGAATATGCCTGTGTTTGGTATCAGCTCAGATCCTTTGGCAACCTTTATAAAAATGGCTGGTAATGAAATTTTGCTGTCAGAGAAGGGTGTCATGACAGCTCCGAGCCCAGAAATAAGCCCACTGGTCAGCAAATAAGCCTCCAGGGTGTCAGTTAGTTTTTGCTCCAGTGTCATGACAAAAGATCCTGTGGTTGCTCATCATTGCCATCAGGCGAGGAAAGTGGAAAAATCAAAAGAGGGGTGCCGGCGATGACCACAGGATTTTTATCAATAATCCAAGTTGCTTCTGCAACTTCAACAAGATCATTTTCAACCGGGCGATCCTCTGGAAAGTGGTCTGTGGTTGTAGTCAGTATGATTGAGGCCTCGTGGAAATATCCACCCAGATCTTCTGCCTCAATGCCTGCTGAACCGTAGGTGACTGTGCAAGGATATTCTTCACCCATCCACATGAATGTGGTATCTAACTTGCCAAATATTTTTGACATGTCGCGTTTTATTTTTTTTGAATATGCGCTCATTAGATTGGGGCAAAGAAAAGAGCAGCTGCCCATCATCCGTTAGAAATGCGGACAACTGCTCATTTAATTATTTGGTTGGGGATTTAGAACAAGAGGCGGATGTGTGCGTTGGCAGCAGTAACATCCCCCGCTCCAGACTCAACTGCAACGCTTGCGCGCAGATATCGTTTGGTTGCTCGGGATGGTCGCACTTGTGCCTTGGCTTCATCATTTCCGTTTCCGACTGCTCCGGTGACCTTGAGGGTGATGCCTGCTACATCCGTGAATGTAGAGTTGTCATCTGACTCCTGCAGAGTCACATCAATGTCTTTGGCATCGACTAAGGCTGTGGTTGCATCAACAGAAACTTCAACTTCAACATTCTCGATTCTTCCTGGTACAAACCCAAGATCAAGTGATGGTGTTGTTGCAGTTGCATTGGCGGCTGGCAGGGCAATGCCCTGTTCTTGACTTGCGTCTTTGATATTACGTTCCATGGTGTGGTGTCCTTTCAGTTTTGGTTAGGGTTGGAGCAATTACACAATTGCTTCTGTGTTGACAATAGAGTCTGTCTCAACAATTGGGATCCCATGCAACTCAGTTGGGCGAGGGGCAACAGCACCTTGCGAATAAGAAGCGGAGCCAATTGCTTGACGTGACTTGCGTAGCTGCTCAAGTGAGCGAGGAGACATGAAGAAAACTTCAGGCTTCATCCCCACAGGGCACTTCGACAGCATTGTGGCTGCAAGATCATCGGTCATACCTTTGCCGGCTTGGGCAGTTAGGTTGTTGATGCGGCATACAGACTTTGTGTGGCCAAAGGCTAGTCCCATCCATCCTTGCAGGTTGTTCACAAGTGCGGTGAGTTTCTTGCCATCGCGAGTGATCTGCTGTTCACGCCAGCGCCCAAGCTTGAGAGAAGAACCTTTGCCAGCAATGAAGCTGACTCCTTGACGGCCAAACCGCACCCCATAGCAGGATGATCCGGTGGCAGCAGTAGAGCCAGTGGCATCAAGAACCATGGATGAATCCACAGCATTTTCGAGGCCTTGGAATCCATCCTCATCGGCTGACTCGCCATAATAGAACTGTGTCCCAATCATGAGCATTAGTGAGCGCATAACTCCTGCTGCTTCATCAGCAAGAATGCCAGCGGCACCTTGTCCTTCTTCATCCGCTTGCACAACTGCCTTGTCAACTTCAAGTTGAGAGTCAATTATGAAAGTTTGAACGATGTCTTGTGCATATTCGCTCTTGCTAGTCTCAACACCTGCATTTGCCTTGCGGAATTGAACTGCGGGCAGCTCTTTTCTCACATTGGTTTTGTAGGTTGTTCCGGAGATAGTCCTGACAGGCACACGAGAGAACTCAGGTGCGGCATCAGTGTTTTCTTCAATAAGTCCAGCAACTGCAGATGCTCCTTGGCGCTTGGCCAAATCGAGCAGTGTAATGAATTTGTTCATTTTGTTTGTTTGTTTGTGGGTTGTTTGTTTGTGGGATTATCCTTCATTGGCATCCAGATCGAGGGCCTTGACATCAGCGCCAAAGGCAGATTCTGCTGCAGCAAATCCAGCAAGGGTTGGTTCTGGGGCACGGTTGCCATTTTCTGTACCTCCAGTGTTAAGCGGGTCATTTTCCGCGCCATCCGTGGCCAGGTGTGTGGATAGTTTTGTGACCGTGGCTTCAATGCCTGCAATCTTAGCATCCATATCAGCAATGCTCTTGGCCTGTGCTTTCATGGTGGTAACTGCTTCAGCTAATTCCGTTGGGGCAGGTGCTGCTGCAACGGGCGTTGGTTGGCTGGCCTGTGGCTCTGGGGCCGCAGGTGCATTGGCTTGTGGGGCCGCAGGTGAGTTGCTATCGCTATCAGCTGGCGGCGTATCGGAAGGAACATTGGCAGCCTTGAGCTGGTCATTTTCCTTTTGAAGAGATGCATTTGCAGCATTAGCAGCAGCAAGTTTCTCCTCTAGTGTCATGTTTTTTTTGTCCATAGTGGTGTTTGGTTAGTTGGTGTGACTATTAAATTTTGTCACTGCTTCTTCAAGACCATCCACTGTCCCTGCGAGAAATCCACGAGGTGCAGCTTCAGCTCCGAAATATGATTGGCCTTGCATATCTTTGTCATCAATCAAGGGCCTTTTATTAGATACAGATTGCTTGAAATCTTTTGCATTGGCATCAACGCGCTCTTGCAAATACTCTGCTTGCTTATCGGTGATGCCATCTATGCCTGTGCCTTTGTATTCGCCTGATCGGAAAACATGCAACTTCACCCCCATGCGCTCGAAGAATTTGGATGCATCCTGGATGGCAATAAAAGCACCAATTGATCCGACATTGCTTGATGGTGTTCCATAAACATAATCAGCACTGCCTCCGATCCAATATGCCGCCGATCCCATGGTGCCTTCTGTATAAGCCATGGTTGGTTTTTTGCACTTCTGTATCATTGTTGCAATTTCAGTGACACCAGTTGTAAATCCGCCAGGGGAATCTGTTACAAAAACCAGTGCTTTGATTTCTGGATCATTCACTGCAGTTCTGATCCATTGTGATAGGTTGTTTAAGTCGCACATGCCATACCAGCGTCCCAAATTGCCTGCACCTTTTACGATTGTGCCTGATATGGGTATGTAGGCAATTCCATCAGATGCAGTTGGCTTTGGCAAAGGGTTGCCCCACCGATCTGATGTGACTTCATAGCCCTGTGACTGGGTGGATAAAGACACCGATGCGCTGGGCTCAGGTGCAAAAGCCTTGGCCATCGTTTCTCCAACCTTATCATCGGTGAGTGCAAGTAGCAGCTCCGGAATAGATTCTGGTGACATGGCAAGTGGCTCGTGGAACAGGCGGTGAACTAATCCACCGTGCATCTTGTGAACATTTCTAATTGATGGGTCAGACTGTGATTGTTTGCTCATGATTTTTTAATCTGTTTGGTTTTGGAATCCTTTTTGTCTTGGGCGCTGTCCTTTTGGTCTTGTGAATCTTTTTCCTCAACTGCATTTCCGTTAGGGGTGAGCATGCGAACCCGCTCAACTGTAATCCCTGTTTCGTTAGACTTTTCATCAAAATATAACTCTTCATCAAATGCCTGATCAATGTGATCCACCCACCATTCTCCTCTCTTTGCAAAAATCTCTTTCATGGTGATGAAGCCAATCTTGTAGTCCTCCCTGTCTTGGGCAGCTTCCCGATAAGCATCAGTTGTCATCTTAGGAGGCATAGCAAACCCCCATTTATACCAATCCACTGGCGGTGTCGGCAAAAAGCCTCCATTGGCTGCAGCAGCAAGATCAAATTTGATTTTGCGCGCAGCTGGATAATTGAGAGTGTGCTGCCGGCGGTTGGTTGATCTCTGGCACTTGTTTGTGATGGCTCTAACTTGGGCTGTGCCAAGCCCACTCATATCATAAGCCTGTTCAATGGGCCAATCCATTCCAGAAAATCCACCCCGCAATATTGAGTCGATAAATGTGACAACCTGGTGGGGTGGAGTGTCATATTTGAATGCCTGTATGTCGTTGCCTCCGCCTGATTTTATGTAACGGATGGCGCCACGCAAGTAATTTTCAACAACCAGATTCTTTTCTGCTCCAGTGGTCTCATTAGTTTCTCCAGTGGCTTGTTTGCGGAAATAATCGCGGGTTGTGTCGGCCTTGCCTTCTGTATTCTTTTCCACAACAGTTAGAGAAGAAAACACATTGGCAGCTGTCTTGGTGTTTTCTCTGAACTTCTTCACATCCTTCCAGTCCAAGATGCCCTGGATGATTGATGGGACTCCTCTGCCCTGAGAAAACCACTTTGGATCATAAACGTGGATAATGTTTTTTGCTTTAACGATTCTGTCATCAGCCGGGTCATCTGCAAGCAATCGGTAGGCAACGGGCCGTCCAAACTTTGTTCTCCATATTCCATTAGTAAATTTCAGCCCTGGGAATCTCTGATCATCATCATTGATAAATCGAGATCCAACTGCATGGCCGTCCAAATACTGAAAAGAAGGCCAGCCGGTGGCCTTGTTGATCAAGGGCAAAATGAAATACTCACCATCAACATCAAGACTCTTGCTGCCTGTCCACTGGTTGCCTACAAAGGTGTGGGGTTGGCCTCTAGCATCTAGCACCTTAAAATATTCTTTCAGCCACTCTGTAGCCAGCTTGCCCCACGCAGCATCTTTCCCATAATAAATTGGCAACCAATGCTGGCCAGTGGCTGTGGTTGCTCTTTCGTGAACTGCTCCGGCCACCAATGCAAAATTTGAATATATTTCTCGCCCAGCACTGCGCATAGTTTCTAAATCTGCCAGGTCAATCATCTCATCGTGAGACAGATTAAAGTCTGGGGTTGAATCATAATAGCCGCTTGGCCGAGTTGCTTCATAAAGGCCCTGTGATTTCACAGCTAGGCTTGCTGCAGCATTGCGGACAAATTTTGGAATCAAATTCATGCTTGAGAGAATGCGACCACTGTGCGGTCAGTTTCGGTTGGATAGTTTTCTGGGTCTAAAATCTGAAGCGCATAGATGCACTCAGCAATTATTTCGTGAGCCTTTATTGGGTATATGGAAGATGCTTGATGGCCTGAGCTTGACCATGATACAATCTGCTCACCACCATCTTCTATGAAAACAGCCTTGGCATTGGTTAAAATTTGATTGACTTCATCTTTGGTAAAACCTTGCCTGAAGCAACCTGTTGGAGCATAGCTCATGTTGTATTCTGCCTGTTGTTATTTAAAAAATAAAGACTTTTTTTGACCAGTGGGCATATTATTTTTCTGCGCCTTGAACTCTGTCAACCCGCTCTGACCCAATTACGCCCATGATGGAAGCCAGAACAATCTGGAAAACTTCAGTCAAAAGAAGGTGATCATGCTTGCGAACTTTCTGGAACTCCTGATCATGGGCACCAGTCCGAGGGTTGACACGGTCAACTAATGTCCATGAATCTAACTGCTTGAAATAATCATCATCAACATCCCCCGGGACTCTCCAATCATAATCAACATCACCTCCGCGCAAGGCAAACAACCTGTCCATGGTGGCGAATTTAGAAAAATGGATGAGCCCAACTTCCTCTGACCCTGCATCTCTTGTTCCAATCCATGGGTCCATCAATTCAATTGGTGAATAAATTCTGCGCACCCGGGTGCCATCGCCTTCGGTGTGGCTAAATGATTTGCGGGAAGATCCCATGACAGCAGTCCAACCATATTTGGAGCACATGCGGAGGCCCTTTGTTTGGTCATTCGCAACGTCACAAAGAACCAGCTTTGGGTCAACTTTGTATTTCGCAAAAATTGCATCAGCCTCATCTCCAGTCTCCACCTTTTCATAATGCACTAGTTGGCAACCATTCTCTATGTGCCAATCACGTATCAATATCCAAAGGTGACCATACTGGCGATCAACACTGCCTCCTCGATATGTTCTCTCAGCCATTCCGGTCTTGAGCTTGAGGGTGGGCTTTGTGGTGACTGATTTTATTACTGGGCGGTGCTTCTCTGGATTCCAAAACTCAGCAAGCCTCTTGAGCACAAATTCTTTCAACAAAGTCTCATCCCCATATCGCATTGATGCGATGGCTTTGGTCCGCTCCTCAACCATAACATAAAATGGCACCCAGTCAATTGCGATGCCAGGGTAGTGGCATGACACTCTCTCCGGGTGCTGCCCACCTACAACTTCTTGGTAGTCTCCCTGCCTGGACATGAACCTGCGATTTTGCGGCGTGTCTTTAATTCTAAATCCACAAGCTGGGCAGGAGTAAAATATTGTGTCAGCAAGCCTCTTATAATCCCAGCGCCCAGTCTTAGAGTCACGGCAAGAAGCATCCCAGCGCATGCCCCCGAAAATGCTTGAGTCATCTTTGTGGCCTGGTGGTGGACTCCATCGAGGATAAAACAATTCTTCACATTCTGGGCACCTGACATTGTAGTGGTATTGGTTAGATATTTCAACACGCCCCTCCAGCTCTCCACCAATCTCGCCCCCCGTGGACATGTTCAGCACAAAGCTGTTCCAAAAAGCAGTCACACGCTTGTATGCTTCCGCCAAGTGCCCTTTTGTATACAGCCATGGCTCATCATTGATCAGGTATCGAATTGCCTTGCCTTGAAGATTGCCCTTGGCGTGGGCCCCTTGAAAAATTCCAAAAACGCCCGGTGACCACTTGAGGTGGGCGCGAGCTGTTTCTGTGCGCGATAGTTTGGCCATGTGATTCCGGGTGGCTGGTGAGGCCTTCAAGGTTGGATACATTCTGGATTCACTCCAATCATGCGCATTGGGATCGGAATCAGAGTTGAACATGATAGGGCCTGGGTCATTGATTAGCCAGTATGGTATAGCAATTTCAGCGAGTGTAGTTTTGGCACCCTGAACTGCACCTACAATGGTGAGCTCTTTGACGATTCCGGAGGTGATGCACTGCGCAGGAAATTTGAGCCACGGTGAAATATTGATGTCAAAATCTTCTGATCTTGCAGAGTGTGGCAAGCGTATATTTTCTGTGGCCCAAAGGTGCAACTCTGTTCTATCAGGCGAGATCCACTGAGACCAATATTCGTGCTGAAGCCGGAGCAGTTGAAACTCTGCAAGGGCCTCTGAAGGAGCCACATGGTCAACGGGCCTGACTTGTGAATTAGCTGTCGGCACCACCAGTCTCCTCTTCTTGGTTAGAGGTTGCTGTGGCTCTTTTCTTTTCTATTTCGGCTGAAAATTCTTCTGCCCTGGATACATAACGCTCAAGAATCTTGTCCACGTGCTTCCTGTGAACTTCTCTAATCTCCGATGCATCCATGCCGGTCTGTATCGCTGGCAAAACATTCTCTAACTGCCGCCGCAACTCTGATACTGTCTTGGGGACTATATCAGAGAAGAATGATGAAAAAACATCAATGTGAATGAGATCGCCTTTCAAAACTGCAACTTCAGTCTCAAGTTTAATCGCTCTGGCTCTCTCAATCCGGGCGCGATATGATAGCTTGGAGATGGCTTTGGCCTCGCTGTCTGGTATAGCATTGTCTGCTTCATCACCGAGCGATGCAGCCATCGATCCAAGCAAGCGATGATTGGGCCGGTGGTTGGCCACTATATAATCCCTGAGTGCACGCAGATCCCAGCCTTTGCCTTTGGTCGGTTGGGGGCAGTCTGGATATTGGGTATATCTGCTGATGGTGCCGCTGTGGCACTTCCACTCTCTGGCGATTGCTGCAACGGTGGCGCCAAATTTGGTTCCGCCTCTATCGGTTAGAATTTTTGTCATTATTTGGATTTGCTGAATTGATTTTTTTTTACATTCATGCAGGGGATAGACATCC